TTAGATGTAGCAAACTTGAAAAATGACTATCAAAATTCTATTTTATATCCATTACACGGAGGTCAAATGGAAGGTGGAGACTTCTGGAGTGATTTTGCTGACGGTTTTATGAGTGTATGGAATCCGATTATTGATACTGCTGGTAAAGTAGCACCTTTATTACCATTAGTTGGTTTAGGGGAAAGTGGTGGAGATATGTCTGTAAACGCACCTTATGAAGGATATGTTTATGGGTCTGGATTATCAGGTGGAGCAATTGCTAATGACGGTATGCCCCCTTTTAATGAACCTACAGATGCTGGAATGTCTGGTGGTAAACGAGCAAAAATTAATGAAAGAGCATTAAATAAACTTTTTGAATATGTTAGGGATAACGAAGTACCAGATCAATTAGTAAGAATTATTGAAAGAATTGGTAAAGAAGAAGAACGAGGTGTACCACAACGAAAAAAAAAATATAAGATGAAAAAAGGAGATTGGTGTTGTATAACTAATAAAAATAAAGATTTTGGTTGTAATGGACAACCATTAGGTAAATCATATATGAATACTTATATAAGACGATCAAAAAAATTTAGTGGAAATGGATTAAGTGGTGGAGATGAAATAGCAGACACGGATCACCCCTTGTTAAATAATCCTGAACTACAAGCAACTATGTTTTTAGGTGGTCGTAAACCTTCAACTGTATCTAAGGCAGAGAAAAAGCGTATGGTACAACAAGTAATAGCAGATATGTTATTACAAAAACAACTTAAGAATGTACACGGTAGAGGTTTTTCAGGTGGTGACTTCTGGAGTGATTTAGGAGATACTTTTTCAAAAGTTGCCCCATTTTTACCTTTGTTAGGATTAGGATATTCAGGTGGTGGTCTTTCAGGAGGTGGTCTTTCAGGAGGTAAAACAGCATTTAATAAGAAATATGCTGATATGTTATTAAAAGAACAATTACAAAATCTACACGGTGCTGGTCTATCAGGTGGTGATTTTGATTGGTCTTCACTTTTAAGTTTTGCCCCTTTGTTATTAGGTCTTGGAATGTCTGGTGGAGAAGATCCATATGACGACATAACTGAATTTCAACCATTAATTCAAGGATTAGGATATTCAGGTGGTGATTTCTGGAGCGATTTATCAAAAGGATTTAGTGACGCTTGGAATTGGATTACTGATACCGCCGTGCCTTGGGTAGGTGATAATCTTGATAGTATTGGTAAAGTTGTAGACATTGGAACAAAAATTGCTAAGGCAGGAGCTGGTCAAAGTGGAGGTGCTATGACTTACGAACAAAATATGAATATGGCGGACGCTATGGGAGATATTTTTTCAGGAATGGGTCAATCAGGTGGAGGTCAAAGCGGAGGATCATGGGCAATTGCGAGATTACTTGCCCCTGAATTATCTATACCGTATGACTTAGCAACAGGTAAAAATCCACTTACAGGTGAAACATGGGGAAGTGGTAGGAAAGCAAGTGATACATTAACTAAATCTGGAAATATTCAATTATACAAGGGAGGAAGTAGTGAAGAATTAAGATTACAACAAAAACGATCAAATGTAAACCAACCATATTTAACTGGAAAAGGAACAAGTGGAGGTAAAAAAAATAATATTGCTATGAAAATTAAAAAACTACAAGGCAAAGGTTTAGAACCTGTAGGTGATATGGAAGCAAGTAATAAAATTGTAGGTGTTTTATCAAAAAACAATCCAGAAGTAGATAGAAAAGTGGGGGAAGGAGCGTCAGGTGGAGCAAGAAAACCAAATAAATGGATTGAACATGTAAAACAATTTGCTAAAACACACGGTATAAGTTATGGAGAAGCAATTAAGAAAGCAAAAGCAACTTATAGAGGATAAAATATAGTAAGGAAATATATGTTTTTAATATTAATTATTATTAAAAATATAATATTGTTAATAAATATATAAAATGGATAGATTACAATCTTTATTAAAAGGAAGAAAACCTGTTGTAAAAGACCCAGTTTCAGTTGAAAAGGTAAATCACGCAACTGAAAGAGCAAGATTAAATAATGAAGATAGAAAATACAATAGAATAGTATACGATAATGAATTAAAACAAGCGAATTTATACACTCAAACAGTAATGCCTAATACAGGAAAAGACATAGGTGTAAGTTTTAAAATAAATGTATATGTTGTTAAATTAACACAATTGTTAACTAATAAAGCAGAATTAGAAAAAACATTAAGTAATATTTTTGCCCAAGGTGTTAGTGTCCAAAAATTAAGAGCAACAACAAGAGAAACTCAAATAGCAAGTGATTTTTTCAAAAAAGCAGATCTGTTATCTGTATATAATGAATTAATGTTGTATATTAAAACTTATGCTCAAGATCTGATAAGTGACGATTCTTTTAAAGCACAAATTTTTAATACTTCATTTAATCCATTAGTACAATTATTATTGGATACTTCAGCATTATATCCAGCATTTTTTAGTCAAGTCCCACCACCAACGGTAACACGACAAGAACCAAGAACTGAAAAAGCAGATGAAAGAAAAATTTATGAAACATTAAGGGAACAAAGTATTGGTAGTTATGCTCTATTAAATACTATGGCGAGTTTTATCAATAATCTTATATTTAGACCTATTGTTAAAGACGATATTAGTAAATATATTAGTGATAATAGAGTTATTGAAATTTTTAGATCAAATTCATTAACACCAACGGTAGTTATACCACAACCTCCTGTTTTACCTCAACCAGCACCACAACAAGGTGATCTTCAACAACAAATTCAACAGCAAGAACTACTGCGTCAACAACAACTTCAACAACAACAACAACAAGCAACTTCGGTAAGTACGAATATACCTACTGTAGCAAAAGATATTATTGATAGATATGAAAATTTAAAGCAAAGATATATGTTTAAAGATGAAATAAGTGTTGCTTTAAATGGATATTTTCAAGAAAACGGTGTAGATGTAAATACTATTCCACAAGCAATAAGAGATCAATTAGTTAGAAAAATACAAGAGATGGTTGAGTTTACCCTTTTTTCTATTGGAATACCAGTAGGAGCAAAGAGTACAACTGCTTCACAAGTTAGAAATGCTACTCAAGCATACCAACAAGAACAACAACAACCAGTTAGACCACCGTCCCCACCTCAACAACAAGGACAACCAGCAAGATCACCTTCACCACAAAGAGCAAGATCACCTTCACCACAACAACAACAAGGTCAACCAGCAAAAGCACCTAAAACGAGTGAAATGAGAAATACTGGTTATGAAACTGAACCGAATGAAGTATTTAATAGAGTTGAACCGTTTTTACAATCTACAGGTTTAACCCAAGCAGAAATGGGAGAAATGAGAGCTGTTATACGAAATATATTAGATATTGTTAAGTTATTAGAAAATCAAAAACAAGAAATATTAAGAGCAAAAGATGATAGTGATATAGCAGAAGTTATATCAAAATTTCGTGAAACACCACAAGCATTTCAACAATTTGAAACAATATACGGTGCTTCTTCACAAAGAGCAAATATAGTACGAGAAGTTATAAAAGCGATACAAGCAGAAAGAACACAATTTACTAACGAACAAGCACAGCAAAATCAACAATTACAAGGAAAACAAAACACACTATGGGGTTTAGGTAATGAAAGAAACAATAACATATTAAGTAATAGTATTTATGATTTTGAAAACTTAGCAAGAAGACAAGCAAACGACGGTGATTTGGATACAATTTTAGAATTATCACCTAATCTAAAAGGATTAGAACCTGAAATACGATTAATGATTAATAAACTTCGTCATGAAAGAAGAAGTGAACCAAATATGTGGGGAAAAGGAAAATATGAATATCAACAAGGTATAAAAAAACGAGCAGGTATGTTATCAAAAATTGACGAATATTCACCCAAGGTAGAAGCATTAAAACGAGGAAAAATCATGAGTGGTGGTTGCGATAGTTGTGGTTTACGAGGTGGAATGTCTAATTATGAATATGATTATTCAGGTTATGGTGGTTATATAGACGAAGAACAAACACCGTTTAAAAGATTTTTGGGTGGTATGCCTAATCCATTTGCTGGAACACCACCAATTGAAAGTAATAAACAATTTATGCCTTATAATTCAAACTTTAGCGACGAAGAAGATGAAAAATACTATAATAGTGTAATACCTGAAGGTGGAAGTTTCTATATGGAACTTGAAAAACCGTATGACTTAGACGCTAATGCTGACGCTATTAGAAAGAATAATGAAAACTACAAGGTATTCACTGGTAAACAAAAATCAGTTAAATATAAAAATTAATCAAAATAAAAGTATCAATATTATATATATAAATTTATAATATGGATATTGCTGAAACGAAAAAAGGGATAGATACTGCTATACGGCAGTGGGTAAATGCTATGAAATTCAATAATTCACCAATAGTACAATTAGGCACTTCTTCATTTAGATCACAACAATATTTCAGTGACTATGACTTATTTTCACCTGTTAACGATAGAAATATTACACCTAAAAAATCTTGCTTAGAAATAAGAAAAATACTTGATAATCTTAAATCAATTCCTGATATATGGTTTATTGAATTAAAAATACAAAATAAGGACGGAAGTAAGGAGAAGTTTCATGAACCTGATATTGATTGTAAAATATTTGAGAAAGCAGTTAAGAAATTAGATTATTTAAAATTTGACTTTGTTATATTTATTAGAGATACACAAAAACTAACTGAATTATCAGTTATATATAGTTTTAGTGATATGCCCCCTAAAGAAGACTTAATCAATGCGATAAAAGCAGATTATGATTATTACAAAGGAGAAGGAAATATATATAAAGCATTAAAAAGAGCATTTTCTATATATAGACTTAGTGATAACAAGGAGAAAATGGTTGAAATCAGTGATTTATTTAATTCACAAACAGGATATTTATATACCGTCAGTAGCAATCTCAAAGCAATAAAACTGATATTGGATAGTAATGTTTCAGGGCAAGATATTGATAAAAAAGTTAAAGTTAATTTACAAGATATATCTAATGATTTAGATATTAAAATAAATACTGAAAAACAACTTGATAAAGCGATAAAAGACCTTGATAAAACTATCACAAAAGAAACCAAAGAATGGTTAAAATCACATAAATCAGTTTTACTATAATAAAAATCTGTGTTTATGATATATAAAATTTAAATCATGAATGAATTTAATTTAGTCAAAACTGGACGACCGTTATGTAAAATAATAGATGGTAAACTAAATGGAACAATTATATCTGTAGCACCAAGAGGCGAAGTAAATGTTAATACATTTCCTGTAGTTAGATTACCAGATGAAAGTAAGTTTCAGATCATACCTGATAGCACCAAGGAAAGAGATATTTTGTATATTACAGGAGCGTCAGGAAGCGGAAAAACTACATTTACGGCAGGTTATATAAAAGAGTATAAAAAAACTTATAAAAAAAACGAAATTTATGTATTCTCAGCACTAAAAGAAGATGAAACACTTGATAAATTAGGTATACAACGAGTAAAAGTAGGAAATAATTTAATTGAAGATCCATTAACCATAGATGATTTTAAAAATTCTCTTGTTATTTTTGACGATATAGATGTTATTAGTGATAAAAAGGTTAGGGAAGAAGTTTATAAAATATTAAATGCTATACTTGAGTGTGGAAGGCATGAAAAAATATCGTGTATAAATACGAATCATTTACCTACAGCAAAAAACGAAACAAGACGAATTTTAAATGAAGCACATGCGATAGTATATTTTCCACATTCAGGAAGTGTTAGGGGAATTAATTATTTATTAACTGATTATGTAGGTTTAACAAAGGAAGATATAGCAGTTATTAAAGGAATGAAAAGTAGATGGTGTTGTATTTTTAAAAATTATCCACAAATTGCTATGACGGAAAGACAATTATGGTTTGTAGGAGATGAAGATTAATTACATTTCTATAGCTTCTTGGTTATTTACAGGTGGTGTTTTTTTTGCCCCACTTAGTGGAGGAAGAATGTAAAACTCACCATTATTTCCTTTCATTACATCTTCTATTACTGTTTTCTTGTATTCTTCCCCACTAAGTGGAGGAGAATTTATTTTAACATGTGTTAAACCATTTGTAATAGGTGGTTTACTTACATCTTTTTCATTTTTATAAAGATCATTATACCGTGCTATTATATCAGGGTCAATAATTGGTGATATATCAAATAAGTTTTTCAGATCTGTCTTGATTAAAGATAACATATCTTTAGGATTTTGTCTTTGTTCTCTTGTTAATGATAGTTCTATTTGTATTTTCTTTGATATTTGACTAAAGGTTAACCCACATAATCTATGACCTTCTGCCCTTTTTTGTAATTGAAAATAACTATCTACTGATTTGATAACGGATACAAAAATTGACCCACTTGATAATATGATAAACATATCGTCATTTTGAATATTCATACCGGTTAATAGACCTATAACACTACTGAGTACTATCACTGGAATATTAATGATATTACTTCTAAACTGATATTTTTCGTGTGATAATGTATGAAGAATACTATAACTTTCCGCTTGTTCTGCTTGTTCTTTTAATAACAATTCTAAATCATTATTATATTGAATTTCGTTTATCATTTTTATATACGGTACACATATATAAAAATGTTTAAAAAACAATTAAGAGATCTGAAAATACCAATTAAGACATATTTAAGTATTGCGAAAACCAGAGCGAAAAATGCTGGTTATAATCCTAATTTACTAACTATAAGTGAAGACAATGATAGTAAATTAAATTATGAAGGAGTTAACTTTGGAAAGGCAGGATATGGTGATTTTATTATTTGGAGCATTTTAGAAGAGCGAGGTGAGGTAGAAAAAGGTTATGCTAATCAAAAGAGAGATACATTCCAAAAATCACATAGCCGTATCAAAGGAGATTGGAAAAAAAATCCTAATTCACCTAATAATCTTGCCCTACATATCAATTGGTAATTCGTCTTGTAGGGATAATTCTGTATGGTATTCTATTATGTAAATGGTGTGGGTGGTCTATAGATGTTTGATCAATACACTCATTAAAGAGTTTAATTGTTTCTATTTGTGGTTTATGATATACTATTATATTTTTAGTTAAAAGGTTTCTTTTTTTCATATTTATTTCCTTTGAATACCATACATATTCATTATATAATATATCAAATCTAGCAAACCATTTAGTAAACCATACACTACAGTCATTTACCTTGTCTACTTTATAAAAACATAGGTCAAGTCCCTCTACATATGTTTGAAAAATACCACCTACATATATAATATTTCCTGTTATGTTAATGTTATCACTATTACCTAATCTAATTGTTTTTGCTGATTTATAAGTAGCAATATTATCTAGTGTATACATAGGTGTATCATAATGTTTTATCTTGATTTCTGGTATAGCTTTTACTTTTAGTTCATTATAAACCTTACCACTTAAGTTCATTAGTTGAAGGTATAATCCCTCTGGTATCTTATCAGTATTCTCAAAGAGAAGAGCATTAAGTTCAGTGATTGAAGACATTTTGTTTAGTATATTATAACTTAATATATTATCTTATCTTTATATACTTATTAATTAATTACTAATTAATTTCTTATTTCTTTTTCCTTAATAAAAAAATACTAATCAATTTTTTTTTCATATTACTCAAACATATATCATATTACTCAATATATGTTTCCTTAATAACTATATCATATATCATATTACTCAATATATGTTTCCTTAATAACTATATCATATATCATATTACTCAATATTATGATTACATATAATTTTTATTACTCAATATATGTTTTGACGAATAAGAAAACATATATCCTTTATCTTTTTCTTTAATATAAAAGTAATAAGCACGGTATCAAAAAAGCTCAGTGGAGCAAACCTTTCAGTGGGGGAGCAGAAAGCTTAATAAACCCTATAATAACTGAATATAAAAAACATCTGGGAGTTTCATCTTTTTGCCCCACTAAAACTTTTTTGCCCCACTTTTATTATACGGTATATTTCTTTTTACTTTTTTCTTAATATATAAATATAAAATGTGGTATTATCTTCCTGATTACAAAGAATGGTATAATTGGTGGTACGGTATTAAAGAAGTTGAGTATGGAATAGAAGATATTAAAAAAGATGAATTACTACCAAATCCTGTAGAACCAGAGAAAAAAGTAGTAAAAAAACATAGGTGGTGAATAAGGAAACATATATTGAGTAATATGATATATGTTTATTTATTAAGGAAACATATTTGAGTAATATAATATATGTTTGAGTAATATGAAAAAAAAATTGATTAGTATTTTTTTATTAAGGAAAAAGAAATAAGAAATTAATTAATAATTAATTACTAAAAAAAAGGATATAAAGATAAAACATTATATTAAGTTATAATATACTAAACAATGGCGAGTTTTCACACTAAGACTTTTCTCAAACATGACGACTATATGACCCCAAAATCCGCTTGGGAAGCAATCAAACATATCATTCCACAAGATAAACTCATATGGGAAGCATTCTATGGAGATGGAACTAGCGGAAAATACTTAACTGAATTAGGATTTAATGTTATTCACCAAGATGTAGATTTCTTTGAAAATGACCTTGGTGAAATAGTAGTATCTAACCCACCTTTTACTAAATGCCCAGAGGTATTAACAAGACTAAAAGAATTAAATAAACCATTTATATTGATAATGCCTTGTAGTAAACTTACAACTCAGTATTTTAGGAAGTTATTTAATGGTGATAATGACTTACAAATAGTAATACCTCGTAAAAGGATACATTTTACTAAATTAGTAGATGGAAAACCGCTTGATAACTGGAAGAATGCCTGTAATTTTGACTGTTTCTACTACTGTTGGAAGATGAACTTACCTCATAGTATGATATGGTTAGACTAATTAAAAAAAAACAGATATATAATTTATTTTTTTTTAATTTTTTTTATTTCACCGTTATCTACAACCAAAGGTTATTTTAGGTGGTAGAGAAAATGATACATTTGGATTAGGACATATAACAGGCAGGATTTTCTTAGCAGTATCAATAATTGGTTTCAAAGGTGGGCGAGGTCTGGGCATTTTATATTATACGGTTAGAAAAAAATTATCTAATATCAATTAAATTTGCTACAATTTCGTCATAATTCAATCCTGTTGCTTTTTTCACTTCTTCTAACATTTCATTGAATTCTTCAAGTGTAGTGTTATGTTTTTCCAGTTCACTTGCCCTTAATGTATCATAAGCACCGCAGGTAGCAATATTAGATTTTTTACTTTGATATTGTACTGGATTATAGATTATTCTAAAAGGTGATTTATCTAATAACATACTTAGATATGGTTTATCTTGTCCTAACTGTTTTCTCATTCCTATAGGTGTCCAAGTTAACGGAGCATCTATTTTACTTCCATAACTACAAAAAAACTCTATAGTATCTTTTCCATTATCATTATACCTTGATAATAATACCCAATGACCTACATTTAAACTTCTTTCATATAACAGGAAAAAAAATGACTTATCTTTAGGTAATAACTGAGTAATATCGTTATATTGTGATAATTCACTATATTTTATGATTTTAGCATTAGGAAAATACTTCTTAATATCGTCATCTCCCATGGGTTCTCTTGCTATCTCGGCAATTTCAGGATTACCTTCACCAAATTCACGCTTTACAAGTGTTTTTTCAGTATCCGTTAATTCTTTTTCTTTCGTTTTATATTTATCTTTTTCATATTGTTTACCACCTTTACATTCACATATTTCTTTTCCAGTTATAGGACATTTATATCCTCCTTTAAATGGTTTCAAGTTTTTATCACCTTTAATTATCTGTTTTTCTTTTATTTGTTGTATTAGATTTTCTGGGTCAATTTCGCTTGGTGTAAGTGGGGTATTTTTATTAATTCTTTTTGTAGGACGGTATACAGGATATTCTTTATCACCAACATCTTTCCATTCCTCTTCAAACCACCTTGCTAATTTTCGTTCACCTTTTTCTTTAAACTTACCTCCTAATTCTTT